AGGTATGATATATGATACATGAAGCAAAATGTTTTGTATGCGGTAAGCAGAAACAATTAACGATAAAACAGAGTATTGGATCAAGTGTAAAGGAGATATGTGCTCCTTGTGCGTTAACTATTGAAAAAAATAAACAAAAGAGTATACAACATGGTAAAGAGAAAAGAAGTATTAGAGCAGGCCGGCAACTTAATATCTAGCAAGAGAGCCAAGATATATGGGGATGCCAAATTAAATCACGAGCGGATCGCACAGTTCTGGTCAGTCATATTGGAGCAGAAGATTACTGTTGAACAAGTATATCAGTGCATGATTGCTGTAAAGATGTCGAGATTGATTAACTCACCCAAACATTTAGATTCGTGGGTCGATATCGTTGGTTACGCAGCCCTTGCGGGAGAAGATGACGAGTGGAACGAGGACGATGGCGAAGGATAGAAAAGACAATAGCACTATAAGTTTTGAGGAACGGATGGCGATGGACGTTCTTGATGTGGATTGGAACATCCCTCCAGAGTTCCCAGACCTCAGACATTGTAGTCAGATAGCTGTAGACTTAGAAACGAGAGATCCAAGTATACGGGATTTAGGACCGGGATGGGCAAGAAAAGAGGGGGAGATCATAGGAATCGCTGTTGCTACGGGCGATTATCAAGGCTATTTCCCTATAAGACATGCGAATGGTCACAACTTAGACGCTGATATGACGCTAAATTGGCTCAAAGATCAGATGAACACCCCACAAATCGACAAGATTATGCACAACGCAACGTATGATGCGGGATGGCTGAGAGCCGAGGGCATCGAGGTTAAGGGTAAGATTATTGATACAATGGTTGCTGCTCCGTTGGTAGATGAGAACAGATTTAGTTACAGCCTAAACAATCTTGGTCGAGACTATATAGATATGCGTAAAGACGAGAAGATGTTGAGAGCAGCGGCAAAAGATTTTGGTATAGACCCCAAGAGCGAGATGTGGCGATTACCTCCGAAGTTTGTAGGACCTTATGCTGAGCAAGATGCTCTTATGACTCTCAAGCTATGGGAGAGACTATCTATAGAGATTAGTCGAGAAGAACTGAAGGATGTCTTTGAGCTAGAGTCTAAACTCATACCGATTATGCTTGATATGAGAGAGCGTGGAGTGCGGGTAGACCTAGACAAGGCAGAACAAGCCAAGAAGACCCTCAAAGCTCGCGTTTCCGAGCTAAAGAAGTTCATCAAACAGAAAACATCAGTAGACATAGAGCCGTGGGCAAACGCCTCTGTAGAGAGCGTTTTTAAGGCACTGAACCTAACCTATCCAACCACAGAATTAGGGGCACCTTCGTTTACCAAACAATTCTTACAAGCACACCCTCATGAGGTTGCCCAGGCTATTGTAAAACTACGCGAGGCTGACAAAGCCGACAGCACATTTATTGATAGTATTCTTAGACATGAACACAAAGGTCGTATACATTGTGAGTTTCACCAGTTGAGATCCGATGATGGGGGGACTGTCACGGGTAGGTTTTCGTCGTCGAATCCAAATCTACAGCAGATACCTGCCCGTGATCCCGAAATCAAAAAGCTAATCCGTGGACTATTTATACCCGAAGAGGGGCAGAAGTGGGGTAGCTTTGACTACTCCTCACAAGAGCCAAGGTTACTGGTGCACTATTGTTCGGTGCTACGTCGAGGAGATAGGCATCCTATGATTGATGAGGTAATTGACGAATATCACAAAGGGGATGCTGACTTCCATCAGATGGTGGCAGACATGGCGGGTATCTCACGAAAAGAAGCAAAGACCGTGAACTTAGGGATTATGTATGGCATGGGCGTAGGTAAGTTGGCTGCTCAACTCGTGCTGTCTAACGATGAAGCAAAAGCGTTGATGGCAAAGTACCATCAGCGTGTACCGTTTGTGAAGACACTAGCCGAGCGTGTAATGCAGAGAGCAGCAAAGAATGGAAAGATTCGGACGATATCAGGACGTTTGTGCCGATTTGACATGTGGGAGCCTAAGACTTTTGGCTATAACAAGCCTATGAAACACGAGGATGCAGAACGAGAGTACGGACCTTTGATCCGTCGAGCGTTTACCTACAAAGCATTGAACCGATTGATCCAAGGTTCGGCAGCCGATCAAACAAAGAAAGCGATGGTAGATTGCTACGAAGAGGGTCTTGTGCCGTTGATTACAGTGCATGACGAACTTTGTTTTTCTGTCGAGAGCGACGTGCAGGCACAGAAGATTAAGAATATTATGGAGACGGGATTGGAGTTAGCCGTGCCGAGTAAGGTTGACCAAGATATTCAAGCTAATTGGGGAGACGTGGACTAATCGCTGACGTACCCGCTAACCTCTGAGCCAAGGCTTGATCCATAGGGTTAGGAGTAATTATCGGATTAGTAGGATCTATGTTCCCTGCTGTTCCTACAGTAGCGGGAGCTACATTAGGAATAGAAATGTTAGTTTGCTCTTGCTCTTGTTGAGGGAAAGCAGTGGGTATTGCCGCGGTGGCTCTTCGTGTTTCTTCTATGAAAGGTCTTGCAACTGTTTGCGTACCTAGTTGAGCGGATATTGTATTTATTGTTTGTAATGCTTGACCTATAGCGTCTTCTCCTGGTCTACGACTTGCGAGCAATACATTCATTACAGCGGGAGTGCGTAAAGCCATCGACATTCCTTTATAAAAAGCGATAGCACTGATGGTGGTTAAAGGTGCGGTCATCAAGCCGAATATGGAAAGACCAAGAGCGATAGACGGAGCAGCAAGTCCTCCTTTTCCTTTAAGTGGTTGATCAGAAGCTCTGATCATTATGTCAGAGAGTTTATACAACTCATCTGTTTTTTGCTTTCCAAACATAGCGTTTAAAGTGTCTCGACCATAATTATCTAAAGATCCTCTGAGTTTAGGACCTAGTGATCCAGATAAAAACCTATTTGCAAACTGATCGTCTTCTACGTCTCCGAGGGATCTAAGGATTCGGCTCATGGCTGCATCTTGCACTCCATCAACTAACTCTTTATGTGTTGCATCATCAAAAGGTGTAACTTTTATTGTTCTGTTTTGACCAGGAACATCTACTTCTATATCGTTTTTCATAAAAGCTCGCACCATAGATGCGTCTTGCTTATTAAAAATGGTATCAGCAATCTTACGAGCTTCTTTGTTTTGCAACGCAGATAAATATTCGCTATTGTTCACAGCATCAATTCTTTCAGATGCTTCTTTCACACCTCTAATTGCTTGAGATAAATTACTAAAAGGCATAGAGTCTATTACTTCTTCATCAATCTCTTTACCACTCGCTCTCAAGAGAGACGTTAACTCATCTAATGCTTTTGTATCTTTGCCAAAAAGAATAGCCTTTTTGTCCCCTAAATCATCTATAGCATTAGCGATTTTTATTCCGTCAAAGACCCTTTTTCCACCCACAGTGTTTGTAACTTTTCTTTTGTTTTTTAGTAAGCTAGATAAATAAGATGAGGCGAGTCTTTCCCTCAAAGCCTCCCCTTGAAGACCCGAAGCTCTTGACATAGCATCTTCTCGTCCCGCTTTTACGTTTCTAGCTTTAAGAATTTGTTCAAATAGAACTTTTGTTTGATTTATTTCTTCTTTATTTCCTTTAGGCAAAGAGGCATAAAGAGCTTCTGCTTCCTCTAAGGTAAGATCGTCCGTGCCATACCGAACCATAATAGGCTTTTGATCTAACCCCAACTCCTTTATAAGATTTACGGGAACACCTTTCCTAGCTAGAAAGAAACCCTTTAAATCTTCTGCATCTGCTTTATTAATTACATGAGCCAGTAACTGGTCGTCTTTAGTTATCTTACCTTTTTTTGTTGCATTCATTAACAACTTAACAATAGGTTGATTAAGTCTACTAAATCCTTGAGCATATATTGTTTGTGTATCTCTTAAAATATCAAGACCTTTTAATAAGTCTTCTACATTTGCTAAACCACCACCAAAATCTGCTGTAATTTCGTCAATCCCAAGTTGACCTAACATATTTGGTGAAACAGGCTCTTGTTGTTGACCTTTTATTGTTCTAATTACTCTTTCCAGAATACCTCTACCATCTGTAAAACCCTCATCAATAGCTTCTCGTAATTTAGCAAAATTTACACCAGGCACACCTGTATATTCCATCTCAGCTAACATGCTTCTGATTCTATTAC